GTATTCGTAACGCTCGTTACATACTTTTGCCGGGTCGTCGTCCGGGAAAACAATTTGTATTGTTTGCGGCTTTTCGCCGTATGCCTGTGTAAATAACCCGGCATACTTTCCCGTTGGTATGAAATAATCCACGCTTTGCGGGTATCCGTTGGCGTTTTTCATTCCGATTTTTATTTGTCCGACACGGGGCAAAATCAAACGGTTTTTTTTCGCCTCCGGTCTAACAATTCTACCTTTTATATTTCCATTCATAACCTTTATGTTTTTTGCGTAATCCTTTGCAACATCTTACTATTAGCGAATTATTAAAACCGTCCCTTTCTGCCAAATTTATAGATTGGTATTCTTTAATAACAACGCCATTTTTAAGCATTAAAACCGCTTTTGATAAGTGGTTATTGGCTCCAAATTTACCCGTCATTGGCTTACTTGCGCTTTTAGATTGCCGTTGTTTTGTAATCGGATTATTGTTATTTTCCGAATGTGTAACCCAACGCAAATTATCCACATGGTTATTAAACGGGTTCCCGTCGATATGGTCGATACATGGTTTATTTCGTGGATTATCAATATATGTTTCGGCAACTAATCTATGAACATAGATAGTATATTTTATACCAAAATTATAAAGACAAACACACAAATAACCCTTACGCAAAAACGGCTTTAATTCTTTCCCCGTTATTTTAGAGAAAACAACGCCGTTTTTGTTTATCAAATAGCAATCAAATCTTTTTATCGTTTTCATATTTCGGGGTCGTCGTTCAACAATCTTTTCTTATTCTCGTTTTTGGGCTTTTTTGGCGCATTTGCGGGCTTTTGTTCCTTTTCCGGTACAACAGTCCGTTTTGTCGTCTTTCGCCCCGTGGCGGGCTTCTTTTCCGCCTCCTTTGTCGTTTTCCGGGTGCGTTTCACAATCTTTGTTTTCTTAATCTCCGGTTCCGGCGTTTGTTCCGGGGCAACCGCATCCGCTTTGACGGTATCGGCGGCGTCCGTGGTTTCGTCCGGGGTCGCCTCCTTTGGAACTTTCGTTTTAATCAATTCCGCCAACGATAGCGATATTACGTTTTCCGTCAAATCCGGGGCGTTATCCAACAATACCATACCATTAACCGACGTAAACGTATTGTCTTTCTTTTCATCCTCAATCGCTGCAATCTCTAACAGATACGGGATTTTCCGTATATTGGGGCTATCCGTTTGTTCTTTCAGATTGTACGACGGACGTTTGCGCCAATCTTTCGGGCTGAAATTGAAAATACGGGTTACGGGGAATTGTTCAAAATTGACGTTCCACATATCCCGGTACATTCCTAATTGTATTTCGCTTTCCTCGTAAAATCCTTTACGCCCGCTCTTAAAATCGACGATTGCGTTAATACGTTCGTCGCCGCCTATCTTTGCCAACATGGTACACGGGCAATCAATCATTCCGGCATACTTGTAATACGGATGCACTAACGCAATTTCAACCGCCAACGGGCGTACATCGTAATCCAACACGAATTGAGCAAACGCCAATACGTCCTTTTTGAGGTCGTCGGCATAATAAATAAAGTCGTCCGGCAATCGGTAAACCTCTATATATTCCTTTAGTTTGCCTTTCAATCCGTCCAAATCATAAGCCCGGTTAATTAATAATTCTTCAAATGCGGCGTGCATGAATGTACCATACGCCGCCCGTTCGCCTTTGTATCGTTCCGCCTCCTCAATGCCTTTGTTGGCAATCCATTGTATTAAGTGCGGGGCTTTGGGTAACGTTTGGGACAATATCGTTGTAACCGACGGGAAAAATTCCGGGTTCTCGTTGTCGTATCGGTAATAATAGCGGTGTCCCTTACTATTCAATTGCCAAACCTTATACGGGGGTTCAATCAACGTTTTTTCGTCGAAAAACATAGCCGTCATTTCCTCAACCGTCATGCCCGGTAATATTTCAAATATTCCGGTTGGTTGCTCAACATCGACCGCCTTAAACGGGGGGATTACTTGTTGTTGTTCCTCGGTAATTTCCGGGAATTGGTCGGCGGGAACGGCTCCCAAACTTTCGACCGTTTTTTGCACCGGGTTTTCCGGTTTCTCTTTGTTCGCTCTCATTTCTTACACTTTTTTAATTCTGAAAATCCACATAATACCATTACGGCACATATACCCGCAAACATCAATTGCCACGGGTTCCACAATGCGCCAATCAGACAAACAACGCCCAACGTTCCAAACGTCGCAATAATCGCTTTCGCTTGGAACCTATCGGAAAACATAACGTCCGCCATGCGTTCAAACCATTGTAACCCGTTATTCTTCATAGCCAAACAAATAATTAGGGGTGCAATTACACATTTCGCAAATGATAACAACCCATTCCGGGCGTATCTGTTTGGTCGTACCGTTACATAAGTTAGTCATATTAACTTGTTGTGCGCTTTCGGTGCGTCCCTCCCATAAACGGGCGGCAACCTCTTTTTTATAAACCTTAATCCCGGCGGTTTGCGCCCGTGCGATTGCCTCGTTTACTCTTAATTTCGTCATTTCTGCCATTTCTTTAGTCTTTTATTGTTAATAACTCGGTTCGTTACTCTCTTTGTGTCCGCAATGCGTACACGTTTTTTCCTCCCAAATTGCGGTATATTCCGGCGGGGTCAAATATCCGTCGCCTCCGGTCTGTTTATATTCCCCGTCGGTAACTTCCATTTCGCCGCCGCACTCCGGGCAATCTTCATTACCCATTAAATCCAAATCCGGGACAATGAAATATACCCGTTTCAGATACACGCCCAACGCCTCGGAAATCGCCGCATAACAATTGGCGGTTTGTTCCTCGGTTACGTCCTCGTTTATTGCATCGAAAACGGAAACGCCCCAATTGTCCGGGTCGTCCTCAATAACTTTGTTTTTGAGTAATTCCGAAACGACAATTTCGGAAACTTGTTTGGCTGTTTTCCCGCTATCGGTCGCCAATTGTTTTAATAAATCGCTCTCTTTTATTCTCATATCTTTGCCGGATAATCCCCCCGGTGGGTTTTGTTTCTGCAAAAGTACAAATAAAATCTATATTACCAAAAATAAAACCTTTGAATATTTTATTTGTTCACGTTGGACGCTTGTAATACAGATAAAAAGCACTAATTTTGTTGCACCGCATAACCTTACAACATCGCTCTCGGTTACTGCGTATCAACCCCCGGCGTTACTTCATTGCGTCGGGGGTTATCTTTTACCCGCTCAATATAGATATTTCGGTATATATCGCCGTAATACCCGGTTTCCCTTGTAATTCGTTCCAACGTTCGCAAATCGTATTCGCCAAATACAACGTACTCATGTTCTAACAATTCGGCGTCTTGTAATGCAAACTCAAACGTAATATCAACGTATTTGTCGCCAACCCGGTTAAATGCGTGTTCTATGGGAATAAAAGCAAATGTTTTGCCCTCGCAATATCGCACCCGTTCCGGGAACAATTGGCAAAGCAAATGCGCATTCCGATAACATTGTTGCGGTTGGGGTTTCAGTATATCCCGGATAATCTCTAATTCGTAATCGTTGAATACGTCCGCCGCCCGGACAATATCAACACGTTTTGCAACGGCGATTGTATCGGCAAAATATTGTTTTTGCAGTGGGTGCAAATCTAACCGCATAAACGCCCGCATTTCTTCAATAATAACACTTTCCATAATCAGCCCTTTGTAAATCCTTTAAATGCGACGTGGTAAACGTCGTATTGTTTTCCGGTAACATAAAACTCAATCATACGGTCATTACCGACGTCGTTTATTGCAATAGTCGGGTACGGTTCCCCCGACGGGTTATTATCTTAATGTTTTTAATTCGCCACGACGTTTTTTATCTTCAAATGCCCCTCGAACACACGCCCAATCTTGAACGATGCTTTCCCCATTAGGAAATATAAGGGTTTGTTTCCCAATATAACTATCGGCGTCGTATCGTTCGCCCTTTGTCGCCGTAACAATTGAAAGCACGTTTTAATAAGCGATTGACTAACTTAATATCGCCGACAATCTTTATTAAACCGGACACACCAACCAACATATTAACCTTTTTGCCGTTTACAATTCCGTTTACCTTGATTTTGAAATTGCGGTTAATCTTTTTTGTTGTATAATCTAATCCGTTATAAATGCTTTGAGTATTCATATTGTTTCGCTCTCTATTTTTCCGGGAAAACGCCCGGTCGTTCTTGTTTGATGATGCAAATATAAAAGATTTGATTTGTATTTCCTACAATATCGGAATACTAATATTATTTTCTCCTAATTTTCGTTTTAAGCGACTTTTGCAACTCGGACGGGTAATTTATCCACTTTGAAATAAAATGCCCGGAAACGGGCTAAAAGGGACAAAAAAGAAAGAGGGTTGGCACCGCTTTGTTACACCCCCCGGTTTATTACTTTTCTATGGTTACGAACTCAACCCCCAATATTCGGGTTGCCGGGTTCTTGCTTACAACGTCAATTTCCCGGTTCTTTACTTTGTTAGTTTTCCATAAAAAACCCAACCAACGTTTGTATTGCACCGTTTCGGCTATCAATAGACTATCCCGTGTTATAATTTTGCCCGAAAACGTATTATTTATAATACATCCGTCAAAGTCAACCCATTTGTCGGAATACTCAATACAACGTAATACGGTCGTAACCGTGTCGCCGGGCAAATATACAATGCTATCCCGGACGTTCGCCCGTAATTCGTTAATCGTTTCCATTTGTGCCGTCGTAACCCTTTGCAAATCCCGGTTCTTAGTCTGCAACGATTTGATTAACGCCGCATCGTCCGCCCGGTACTTCTTATATTCGGATAATTTCAACTCCAAATTACCCACCTTTGCGGCGTTCAAACTATCTTTCGTTTGGTACCGGGAAACTTCCTGCAATAACGTTTCCGTGTTGGTTCTGTATTTGTCCCTTTCCCCGGTCAACGTATTAATCCGGGAACGTTGCACCCATATAGTGACAACGGCGGAAACCGCCACAGCAATTGCC